TAAAAACAGGTCAGCAGGTTGTACTGATCCGGCAGCAGGGCGGCCAGAAGTTTTTAGTTGCGGACAGGGTGGTGTGACATGATTCCGGCAGTTAACAGTTTAAAAGAAATCGAGGTAACAGAACAGCCGTCTTTATGTCATCACATGATCCGGGAAACGTGCAATGTTGTAGGCGAATGTGATGGTTTGGAAGCAGTAAAACAGGCAATTTACAATATCCTGAACACAGAGCGGTATCGTTACATTATTTTTTCATGGAACTATGGTGTGGAATTGCAGGATCTGATCGGTAAGCCGATGGATTATGTCATGGTGGAAGCGGAACGGCGGATTACGGAGGCTCTGACACAGGATGACCGGATAGACTCGGTAGATAATTTTGAGTTTGAAGTGCACAGAAAAACGCTGATCGCTAAATTTACCGCGCACACGAAATATGGAAATGCAAAGATTGAGAAGGAGGTGGACGTGTAATGTATGAAGATCAGACATTTGATGTGATTTTACAGCGCATGTTGTCCCGTGTGCCTGAGACAATGGATAAAAGGGAGAGTTCGCCAATCTATGCTGCACTGGCACCGGCAGCAGTGGAACTGACGTCTATGTATATTGCATTTGACTGCATGCTGGCAGAGACATTTGGAGACACGGCATCAAGGGAATATCTGATCCGGTTATGTGCGGATCGCGGTATTACGCCAAAGGAAGCAACTCAGGCAGTACTTGAGTTAGAAACCGATGTAGAGGTTGCGGACGGAAAAAGATTTACTGGCGGGGAAAATACCTATATCGTTACAGCTCCCGGACAGGTCACCTGTGAGCAGATCGGTACGGTCGGAAATGAATATACGGGAGATGTTCTGCCAATCGAATATATTTCCGGTCTCACGACTGCAAAGATCACGAGGGTTTTGATCTATGGAGAAGCGGAAGAAAGTACGGAATCCCTGCGGCAGAGGTATTTTGAATCGTTTGAGGAAAGGGCATTTTCCGGTAATGTAAAAGATTATCGAAACAAAACGCTTGCACTGGCGGGAGTCGGAGCAGTCAAAGTGATACGGACGTGGAATGGTCCGGGAACAGTGAAACTTGTTATTTTAGACAGTGCACATGGAAAAGCTACGGATACATTGATATCTGCAGTCCAGAAAGAGTTTGATCCAAACGGTGATGGCATGGGGGACGGGCTGGCGCCGATCGGGCATGTGGTTACGGTCGAGACGGCGAAAGAGTCAGTGGTAAATATTGCAATGAATATCACCTTTGACAGTGGTTATGGATTGAATGAATGTAAAGCATTGATTGAGGACGCAATGAAAAAGTACATTTTATCGTTGCGGCAGGACTGGGAGAACCAGAATCATCTGATCGTGAGAATTGCGTCGCTGGATGCTGCAATCATGGGTGTGAAAGGTGTGCTTGATGTGACAGGAACAACCATCAATGGGGGTACACAAAATCTTGAATTAACAGAATATGAGATTCCGGTCATGGGGGTGGTTACTTATGGAGGATAGATATATCAATCTTAAGGAGCTGCTCCCTTTGTATTTGCAGGAATACAGTGAGCTGGCTGAAATTATGGATACGGAAACACCGGAGTTTCGATTATTGGAATCCAAACATAACAGGATGATTGATAACCGGTACATCACATCCTGTGACGAAGAGGGAATTGCCAGATTTGAAAAGATCCTTGGTGTGACACCAAAAAGTGATGATACGCTCGAAGATAGAATCTTCCGGTGTCTGACCAAATGGAATGTGTGTCTGCCGTATAACTATGCTTTCCTTGAAAGAAAATTAAAGGAATTGTGTGGTACAGAGTACGCAATAGACTTTGATATTCCCGGTCAGACAATGATCGTTAAAATCGGTATAGCGCAGAAAAATCAATATGATTCTGTGGTGGATATTTTAGACGAAATCGTGCCATGCAATATTTTGCTTAACACAGAACTGCTTTACAACCAGTACAAGACATTAAAACCGTATCCGCATATTATACTGGGGCAGTTTACACACTGGGAATTGAGAAACATCAGTATTCCGAAGAATCTGAGTGCAAAGGTAGAAAATATCGCGAATTATACAATGGAAGAATTATCACGGTTTACAGTGGAACAGGTTGCAGAAATCGGACTGAGAAAGAGAGGATAACATGAAACTTACAGATATTTTTAAATTCAAGCTGTTTGAAAGAACAGATCCGGTGGATATGAAAACCGTGAATGAGAATTTTGAGAGTGTAGAAAAACTTTTTAAGGGATTGGATCAGGTAGACAACACATCGGATTGTGATAAAAATGTGGCATCAGCTAAAAAAGCGGAATGTGATGGAAATGGAAAGAACATTTCCGAAACATATTTAAAGAAAACGGCAGTTGCCAACAATAACACTACCACGGAAGCAGGCTACGCACTTGATGCAAGACAGGCAAATCCGAATGTGGATGGCAGTTTGGCGAAACAGATAAGTACGTTAAACAGCGGTTTAACCAATAAATATTTCCTAAAAGTATTAGCAAAAGACTGGTCTGGATTTGTCGGTACATTGTTTCCACAATTTAATGTGCAAAATGATAATGTTGTCGATATTTATGCTGATAAAACTGACGGTACATATCCTGCTGTACGTGTTGCCCGTGCTAGTGCAGATTATGATGGTAATAACATTCCAGACACATATTTAAAGAAATCCGACGCCAAAACCATGTTCAATACCGGATACCGTCAGGTAAGCAGTAACGAATTTAATAAATACTTCTCCGATACATGGAGTTATGCAGGTGCGGACGGATTATCTATTGATTCCGGAACGTGGCTGGTAAATTATTACTGTTGGGTTTCTGAAAGTTCTACTGTGGATGTTGTATCATTAAAAAGTACCGTCGATCAGGCGATTGGAATCACCGCCCCAAACAGCGGAAACGGTGGCACGTGGCTGACCATGCATGAAATAATATCTGGTAAGGCAATTACCAATTTAAAATTTTTAATAAAAGTACCAAAAGCTGTGACATTTGGACAGATCAGTACAAAGATAACTGCTATAAAACTGTGTTAAATATTAAATATATAAAACGCAGACCTTAATCCTTATTGTCTGATAAGCTTGTGAAAAAACGTAAAATGAATATGGGACGTTATAATAAGTTGCTGAACCGACTATAACACCTATGTTATCTGAACCATTGCCAGCCATGGAGGCATCGTTGTGTGGACCGCCGCAGATAAAACCGCCAAGAATTGTGTGCCCCTGTGCTATTAAATT